CCGGTGTTCCAGAAGCCCGCGTTGGTCGTCGTGTACGAGGGCGAGCCGCCCACGTTCGCGAAGGTGTACTGCGTGTTGACCTGCAGCTTGACGGACGGCGGCGAGGAGCCGATGAAGATGGGCCGCGCGAGGCCGAACTTCTTGAGCGTCGCCGGGCTGCCGAAGGCGTTGAACGCCGTCTGCACGTCCCCCTCGATGGGGTTGCCGTTCGACCCGTCGGTCTCGACGCCGTCGTTGTTGCCGTAGAGCCCCTTGGCGACGCGGCCGTCCTCAAGGCCGAAGTAGAGCTGCCCATTCAGCAGCGTGCAGCAGGCCATCGGGATCGCCGTGAAGGTACACCACGCGCCCGTGTTCACGTTCATCGCGTACTGCGTGTAGACGCCGGCGTCCTCGGGCAGCTTGATGACAAGCACGTCGCTCGAGGGCACGACGAAGATGTCCCACGACACCTCCTCGCGCAGCTTCGCGATGAGCGGCGAGAGCACCGACTGGATCTTCTGCGAGGGGCCGGGCTGCGTCTCGCTGAACTGCCCGTTTACGAGGCGCGACATCGGCACGAGGCCGAGCTCCGAGAGGAGCATCACGTCGCCACCGTAGGCCGTGAAGAACCGGCCGAACTTCGGCACCGGGCCGCAGTACCACATGCCGCGCAGGCCGAACTTCGTCGGGTCGGACGGGTCGGTGCCCGTCCACACGCCGATGTCACCCTGCGAGCCGACCACGACCAGGTGGTCGTCGATGCCGACGCCCGCGTCGAGCGTCCAGTTGATGAGGCCGCGGATGACGCCGCCGTTGCGCAGCAGAGAGCCCATCTCGAAGTCCGAGGCCGTGCCCGTGATGGCATCGACGGTGTCGAGGTAGTACACGCGCGAGTCGTTGTTCGGCACGAACCACACGCGGTTCTTGAAGACCGCGACCTCCTTGAGCGAGGCCGGCAGGCCCGTCACCGTGCGCTTGAGCCAGCCCGTGCTCGTGCTGTAGGTCCAGTAACCGGCGCCCGGTGACACCGCGAGCAGGAACACGTCCGCGCCGTTCGCGAACTGCGTCACGCTCCACACGTCGTCCGTCGAGCCCGTGCTCGACTGCGCGAGCGACGGCGTGCCCGTCGTCACGTCGTAGATGTTGCCGCCCGCCGCCGCGAAGACCTTGTTGTTCGCCGACGCCGGGGCGTTGTACGCGAAGATGGACTTGATGGGCAGCGCCACCGACGAGGTGTGGTACTGCCACCCCTTGCGGATGACCGTGCCCGTCTGCGTCGGGATCATGTTCTCGAGCACGAGCGCGTCGGTCGGCTGCATCGCGCTGATGGGGTCGCGGTAGTTGAGACCGCCCACCGGCGAGGGGATCGTGAACATGTCCGCCACGCGCGCGGCCGCGGCGCGGCGCGGCGTCTTGAACTGTGCGAGCGGGACGAGCGGCACGGTCAGTTCCCGTAGCCCGTGTCGGGCAGGTTGTAGACCGCGTTGATGTACGGATAGCGGCGCGAAGCCGCCATGTTGAGCACCACCGCGCCCTTCTCGTTGCCCTTGCGGTTCTCGAAGTTGACCTGGAAGTCGCGCATCGCGGCGCTGCTGTCGAGGCCCTTCATCTCGAGCCACTTCACCCGCGCGAGCTGCGTCACGAGGTGCGAGTCGAGCAGCACCGTGTCGCCGTTCTTGTTCGCGCGGTTCTTGTAGAGCGTCGCGTTGTCGGCGTCACGCACCCACGCGAAGGACTGGTAGAAGAACGTCAGGTCCTGCGCCGCAGTCGGAGGCGCGAGGATGTAGATCTGGTTGCCGCGGATCTGCCAGTAGAAACTCAGCGTCGGCAGCGTCTGCCGCACGAGCAGCTCCTGCCACGCCTGCGGCGAGACCGGCCCGATGGCCGGCCACTGCATCGTCGAGTTCCACTGCGTCTGGTCGATGAACTCGTAGAAGTCCTCGGGCAGCGTGAACGCCTGCTCCTTGATGCCAGGCGTGGACGCTTGGATGCTGAGGGTGTGGGTCTTCGTCAACTCCTGCCAGTCGGCCATGCCGAGCAGGTCGATGCCCGCGAGGTTGACGGACTGCACCATCTGGACCACGGCGGGGTCGGAGTCCCCCGCCGGGTCCGCAGGCGCTGGGAAACTTACCAGCTGCGCGACGTTCTGGACGATGGTCCCGAGCGTGTTGTCAGTGATGATCTGGTAAGGCATGAGGCATCAACCTCAGTTCTTCTTGCCTTTGGCGTCGTTCACCATCTTCGTCAGCGCCTCGAGCGAGACCTGCAGATCCTCGATCTTCGCGTCGCGGGCCTTGAGCTCCTCGTTCATCTTCTCGAGCGGAGCGTTGCCCTTCGCGAGCTCGAGGAACGCCGCCGCGGCGCGCTTGTCCTCGTTGAAGCCCATGAACTTCTGGCCGAGCGAGTCCGGCGCAGCAGCGAGCTGCTCGACGGTGTGGACGTTGAAGAACTTGTACTCCTCGACCTTGCCGCCCGTCATGCGCGGCAGCGCCGTGAGCGGCGTGCCCTCGACGCTGTTGCCCTGGCCGGCCTTCCACTTCTCGTAGCGCGCAGCGAAGCGGCGCGAGTCGATGGAATCGACCGGACGGTCGATGACGCTCAGCTTGTCGCCAGGGACCATGATGCGGATGCAATCCACCTCGCGGTAGATCGGGCGGCCGGCGGCTCGCGAGTCGCCGAGGTGCATCATGGGCTTGCGGTAGAACTGCACGAACAGCTTGTCGTCGTTCACGAACCGGGACTCGTCGAGACCCGGCGCGTCGAGCACGCTGTTCCAATCGGTTGACACTGTGGTGGTGTTCACCTGCACGGGAAAAACTCCTCTTCTGGTTGTGGAAAAGGGGCAGTGCGGGAATCACCCCGCACCGCCCCGCTCTGCTGCTGGATTACAGCGTGACGCCGACGGTCGGGTAGCTGAACAGCGCGTCCGCGTTGACGGCAGCCGCACCGCCAGTCGCGGTGCCGAGGACGAGGCCAACGATCGCCTCGGCGCCCGCAGTGCCGTCGTCGTCCAACGCGCCGGCCGTGGCCGTCGTGTTGAGGCGCGTGCCCTTGGCGGCCGATGCGAGCGTGCGCACGCTGCCCTTGCCGTACACCTGGAACCAGCCGTACTGGTTGTCCGCGAGGCCGGCCTGAGCGACGCCGATGCGAGAACCGAAACCAGACGCGCCGGGCGCGGTGTTCGTGGTGCTCGCCATCGCGAAGTCGAAGCCAGTCGCCTCGACGCACGCGAAGAAGGCGGTGACAGCGCCGTCCGCGCGGCCGTAGATGAACTCCTGATACCCGAGAACCGGGTCGTCGAAGCCGCCGAGCGTGCCGAGCCGGAAGGCCGGAACGTCGGTGGCGGCGGTGACCGCGGTCTTGTCGATGCCGATGATCTGAGACATGTCTTTTTCTCCTGAGAAGAGCCTCGGTAGGCAGGGGTCACCTACCTACCAAGGCAAGGTGACCCCCACCACGAGGTCATTAGTTCTGGATGCGGCCCTGGAACTGCGCGCCCGACGAACAGAGGTTGCCCGCCCACGCGAGGATCTGGACCTCGGCATCCTGCGAAGTGGAATACCGCTTGCCCGGCGACAGCGAGACCATGTTCCGGTCACGATGCGGCCGCAGGAAGAGGTACTTCGTGTTCAGCATGAAGCCGGTGTTGGCCGGGCAGTAGCCGCCGATGCCGCCGTCCAGGACCACGTCGGCGTCCATGAACTTGAGCGTCGGGAAGCCGAGGCTGCCCTGCGCCGGGTCGGTGAAGCGCTGGTTCGCCTGCAACGACGCCGTGTAGATGCCCCAGTAGTTGGCATCGAGCACGATGAGGTCGGGACGATCCGAGCCGCGCACGAGCGACGCCCAGAGCGTGTTGAGGCCGGTCTGCATCTGCGCGCCCGTGGCGGGCGGCGTCACGCCGGCGGCCGAGAAGTCGTACAGCTTCGACTGCCAGAACGTCCAGGTGGCGCGGTCGATTCCACCGTAAACGCCGGTCGCGGGGTTGGAGGGCACAGCCGCGTTGAGTCCGGTGATCTCCTTACCGCCCGACCCGGTGCCGTCGGAGTAGATCGACTGCGCGAGACGGTTCGCCATCGTGGCCTCGGCCACGTTGATGCGCGACTCGAGCAGGTCGATGAACGCCTCGCGGCCGCTGTTCTGCAGCATCTCGAGGCCGCTCATCACGACCGGGCAGGCGAGCTGCTTGATGCTGAACTCGGCGGCCGAGATCACGTCCTGCGCGGCGATCGGCAGGGTGTCGTAGCCCGAGTAGAAGGCAGCGTTGCCGTTCTCGGCGAAGCTGAGCTCCTGCAGGATGGACGAGCCGCCGCCGAACGGCTTGATGTTGCCGCGCTGCTGCAGGCGCGCGAGGAGCGCGTTGTTGCGGGTGACGTTGTCGGCGATCGAGCGCGACCGATTCTGGATGGTGGTCGCGACGATGTCGCTCACATTTGCGAATGCCATGATTGAAACTCTCCACAAAAAATTGAACTGGGGATCACTCCCCGCCCTTTTTCGTGGCCTAAACGAACCTGTTCAGTCCGGTCAGTCGCGGTGGGCGAATGCGGTATTCCGCGTATCGCTCCGTCGAGCTTCGGTGGCTGCGGCGCTGGGCACACAACGGGCACGGCGAACCATGCCCGTTGTGTTTATACCATCATCGTGCGGTTTGCACAAGCGCCGCTTCGATGGCCGAGCGGACATCGGTCGGCGTCGGGGCGGGACCGGCCGGCGCGGCCGAGCCCGACACGCTCACCGCCGCCCGCTTGGCGCGCGCGGCAGCGTCGTTCACCTGCTGCGCGCCCTGGGAGCGCGAACGGGTCTCGAGCACCGAGCGCACCCGCGGGTTCGTCAGGCAGGCCTGACGGTAGGCGTCCTGCAGGGTCAGCTCCCGGCCGCGGCGCTGGGCGACTTCCATCAGGTCGGCCATGTCCTCGCGCACGTCCCCACCGAACTCGGCCTGCTCGATGAACCGCTCGACCTCGGAGGCCGCCTCCTGCTGCGCGCGCTGCGCTTGGGCGGCCTGCTGCTGCTGGAACTGCGACATGAACTGCTGCACCGGCGCGAGCTGCTGCTGCAGGATCTGCTGCACCTGCGTCGAGGCGGCATCGCCCCTCGGCACCTCACCGGCCAGCGCCTGGTCGAGCTGCTCGATGAAGTTGTTGCCGAACCGGCCGACCCCGAACTGCTTGACGATGCCGGCGACCATCGTCGCGAGCTCCGGCGCCGTGCCCGTGCGCAGCCGCGCCGCGGTGCTCATCAGGTTGTCGATCGCCTGCAGCGGGTTGCTGTTCTCGGCCTTGATGAACATCTCGTAGGGCCGGATGACGTTGGTCAGCTGCTCGGTGAACCGGCGCGCCTCGACCGACTCGGCGAGCGCACGCTGCGTCTCGGACTCGCGCCGGGCGACCTCCGCGCGCACGTCCGGCGGCAGCGCCGCCCAGTGCTCACGCACGTCCGGCCGCCACGACGCTGGGGCCCGCTCCTGCGGCGCCGGGCGCGGCTCGGCCTTCGGGCCGGGCTGGATGGCCGGCGTTGCGTCTTCCGCATGCTGTTGCGGCTGCGCCACGGACTCGGCCTTGGCCTCGGTCGGCTTGAAGCGGCCGGACTCGTCGCGCACGCGCGAGGGCGAGGCGCTCTCCGGCGAGGGCGCCGAGACGGGCTCTGGGGCCGAAGCAGGGGCGCTCTCGGCGGCGATGGGCTCGGGGGCAGGTGTCGGGTCGGATGCGGGCACGGCCGCCTCCAGCGCGTCCCTGATCGTGGTGGGGTCAGACATGGGTCACCTCTTGGATTGAAGTCGTTCGATGGCCTCGCGGATGTCCTGCTTGCGCACGGAGCCGCCCTGCTGGTAGTACCTCTCGCGCTCGACCTTGGCCTTCGCCCAGGTCTCCTTGAAGTCGTCCGCGGTCGTCAGCCCCGTGCGCTTCATGTACTCGCGGTGCTTCTTGCGGCTCGAGATGTCCGCACCGCCGGGCGCTGCGAGCCCGTCATAGTGCCGGTCACCCCACAGCGCGCTCAGGTGATTGAGCGCGTCCTTGCGGCGCGGCGGCTCGGTTGCGCCGATCTCCACCATCTCGCCCGATTCGGGGTCGTACCTGTAGCGTCGTCTCGTCATGGCGTCCTCAGTTCAGCAACAGCAGCCATTCCTCGCGGCGGCGGCGCTGGATGCGCCGCATCCGCTCCTGTACCTCGACCTCGAACGCCGCAGCGGCGAGCTGCCGCGCGCGCTCGGAGTCGGCCTTGCGCGCCTCGATGCCGGCGCGCTCAAGCGCCGCCGAGACCATCCGCGCCACCTCGCCCGCGTCGAGCGACGCCGGCACCGGGATGGCGATGCGCTGGC